GGCAAGTCAGCAAAGTACGCAGACAAAGGGCAGTTAGAGTTAATGGCCTTGGGCGTGTTTGCAAAGTACCCACAAATCAAAACCGTACGTGCAGGGTTGTTCTTTGTTGTGTGTAATGACTTGGTAAATGACACCTACATGGAGTATGATAGCGGCAAGCTGTGGGAAAAATGGTTGGGTAAGTATGCTCAGATGCAGACTGCGGCAGACGAAGATATGTGGAACGCACGGCCTAACGGGTTATGTAGACGCCACTGCCCTGTAATCGAATGTGTTCACAACGGAGCGAACTAATGCCATATAAAAACAAGAAAGACCGTAAAAAACAAACCAACGCACCTGTAGGTAGTAAGACGTTTGAGGCACGTATGGAACGACAACGTGCCCGGCGTAAGGTTGATAAGGATGGAGTCGATAAAAACAAGAACGGCAAAGCAGACAAACGTGAAGGTAAAGACGTTAGCCACAAGAAAGCCTTGTCCAAAGGCGGCAAAAATAAAGATGGCGTGACTATAGAGAGTTCAAGCAAGAACCGCGCACGTAACTACAAGAAGAAAAAATAAGTTAGGTAATTCCCTAACTATTAATCGGAGAACACAATGCGAATAATCGACGGTAAAGCGTTGCTGTTAAAGCTACGCAATCCAAAACGTGTCACTGAAATTGTACCTAAAAGTAAAGTGACACAGGATAACGAAGTGCTAGTAAACTGGGGTCTCGAAGAGATGCACACCCTAAAACGTCTTAACATCAATGTTCCATCGCCTATCCAAGGGCAGTACACGTGGACGGGTAAGTACGCGCCGTTTGACCACCAGAAGAAGACCGCATCGTTTTTCACAATGAACCGCAAATCGTTTTGTTTTAACGAGCAGGGTACAGGCAAGACCGCCAGTGCCATATGGGCCGCAGACTTTCTACTCAACCAAGGCAAGATCAAACGCGTCTTAGTTATATGCCCCCTATCAATCATGGACTCAGCATGGCGCGAAGACCTGTTTACTTTTGCCCCGCACCGCAGTGTAGATATAGCCTACGGTGCATCTAAGAAACGCAAGGCAATCATCGGGCAAGGCGCAGACTTTGTGATAATAAACTATGACGGTGTAGATATTGTATCAGAGGAGATTGCCAAGGGTGGGTTTGATCTTATCATCGTGGATGAAGCGACCCACTACAAGAACGCACAATCAAAGCGGTGGAAAACTTTAAAACGATTAATAAAAGACGACACGTGGCTGTGGATGATGACAGGTACACCTGCCGCGCAGTCTCCGTTGGACGCGTACGGCTTGGCTAAGATGGTTAACCCGAATGCAGTGCCTCGGTTCTTTGGTTCGTTTCGAGATATGGTCATGCGCAAAATCACGCAGTTTAAGTGGATCATCAAACCAGAAGCTACGGACCTTGTGTTTAGGGTGTTACAACCTGCCATTCGTTTTACTAAAGAAGAGTGTCTTGACCTGCCTGATATGACGTACGTAAAGCGCAAAGTAGAACTTACTCGCCAACAGCAAAAGTATTATGACCTGTTGAAAAAGAAACTTACTATGAAGATAGGTGGCGATGAAGTATCCGCAGTGAACGCCGCTGTCATTATGAACAAGCTACTACAGATTTCCGCTGGTGCTGTGTACACTGACGAGGGTGACACCCTAGAGTTTGACATCAAGCATCGGTATAAAGTGTTACGAGAAGTAATAGATGAGAGTAGTCAGAAGGTTCTCATCTTTGTACCATTCAAGCACACCATTGACATACTGACAGATAAGTTGCGTACTGACGGGATTACCACAGAAGTTATACGCGGCGATGTGCCTGTAGCTAGACGCACGGACATATTCAAACGGTTTCAAACAACTGACAGTCCACGTGTTCTGGTTATCCAACCGCAATCTGCGGCACATGGTGTTACGTTAACAGCAGCTAATACAGTTGTGTGGTGGGGGCCAACGCCCTCATTAGAAACTTATGCGCAAGCAAACGCACGAGTTCATCGGTCAGGTCAGAAGCATCCATGTACTGTAGTACAGCTTCAAGGCTCTGCGGTAGAAAAGCGTGTTTACGCACTTCTCGACAATAGAATTAATGTTCACACAAAGATGATAGATTTATACAAAGAAATACTTGACTAGCCTACTATTCGGTACTACAGTGTAATTCTCGTTAGTGTAGGAGGACTAAAATGAGCGAAGGTACTGACGTTCCCGCAGACAAACTTACTAAGGCTTACATAAAGATAAGGTCGGAGCGAGCATTGTTGAACGCAGATTTTAAAGAGAAGGACGGAGCGTTGGTACGCCAACAGGACGTCTTAAAGAAAGCGCTACTAGACTACTGTGATGTCCACAATGTCGAAAGCGTAAGAACCTCTGAGGGTTTGTTTTTCAGGTCTACGAAAACAAAATATTGGACGGGAGATTGGGAATCCATGTACGAGTTCATAAAAGAACATGACATGCCCGAGTTCTTGGACCGCCGTTTAAACCAGACCAATGTCAAACAATTCCTAGAGGAGAACCCAGATGTCATGCCGAAAGGGCTTAACATCGACAGTGAGTTTGTAATCTCAGTCAGGAAAAAATAATGGCAGAACCATTTGTACCAATAGAGACTTTGGCAAAGCATTTTGCAGTGTCAATCTCTACAATCCGAGCGTGGGTACGGCAGGGGCACATCCCTAAAACCACGTATATTAAGGTCGGAAACACTTACCGATTTAATAAAACTTCTGCGACTGAAGCACTTACAAAGAGTGCGCAGGATGTAGATGAAGGTCCGATTGAAGAACAGTTGGAGTTCGATTTTAATGCAGACGAAGACGTATAAACGCCAGATAAGGAGAACGACATGGCAGAACAATACATTATTGAAAACGTAGAGGCACTATGGCCTAAGATTGATAAGACGTATGTCTTCGATCAGAAGGTAAAACGTAGTGTACCCTGTAGTCCACGGGACACTGGCGCTGAGTTTTCTATCGCATTTCGCATGGATAACGATACGGCTAAAGCGTTGTTTACGCAGATGAAGGCCGCGTACGCCGCCAACAAAGAAGCCTCTTGGCCGGAAAAGTTGGTTAACCCGTTTGTTAAAGATGACAACGGCACGTTCACACACAAGGCTGTGCTAAAAGGTGCCTACAAAGGTGAGGTTACTGATAAGCCGTTACAGGTTGACTCTCAGGGCACGCCGCTGAAAGAAGACTTTCAGTTAACTACGGGTAGCACAGTCGGTATCGCGGTGTCTTTTTACCCATATGACTTTGGTGGTAAGCAGAGCGTGTCTCTACGATTGAAAGCTGTACAGGTTATTAAGTATATTCCAAAGGAAGTACGTAATCCGTTCGGTGCTGTAGAAGGGGGCTTTGTTATTGAAGACCCTAGCCCATTTAAAAAGTCAAATAACGTCTTAGAAGCCGCACCAGTGGACGATGACGATGATGGGTTTGGTGAAGCGCCAGTGAAGAGAACTGCTAAAAAAGCAGACGTCGCTGCCCCTTCTGGTGATGGTGATCTTGCAGACATCATTGATAACTGGGACGACTAAACGGTCCCTTGCCACGGCTATTAGTTTAGCCGTGGTTAACCTTACAATGGCGAGTGGTGGCTATGGAAACGAAAAGATTTTTAGATTTAGTATTAGGCTCTGAGGGCCATTACTGTGTGTGGGCTAACAACCCCGCTAAACAAGTACAACAAAAGTTCTACACTTCTGTAGAAGAAGTTATAGGTGCGGCGCACAACCTAAGTGATAACGGTTGGAACGCGTTCTTTGCACTGGGGACTTACGAGAAAGCTGGCTCTCGTGTGGCGGATAACGTCATGCAGATGAAGTCGTTCTTCTTGGACCTAGACTGTGGACCCACCAAAGAATTTGCAGATCAAGAAACCGCCATCGCGGAGCTACGAGATTTCTGTGTGCAACATAGTTTGCCTACTCCTACGCTTATTAACTCAGGGCGTGGCATTCACGTGTACTGGATTTTGTCCGAGGCAGTGGGGCGTGAGGCTTGGTGGCCCGTAGCAGAACGCCTCAAGAACCTGTGCGTAGCTAGCGGTTTTAAGGCTGACCCTGCGGTTACTTCTGACGCGGCGCGTATCTTACGTGTACCTTCTACTTACAATTATAAATACGATACTCCACTACCTGTTACGTTTTATGGTATCGAAGCGCCCACTACGGTAGACTTTGAAGACTTTGCGGAGTTGCTTGGGGGTGACCCGATACCAGTACCTACCAAATACACGGCGAGTACCACTAGCGCATTCCAAAACGCATTGAACGAAAACCAAAAGGGTAGCTTCAAGCGTCTATTACTCAGGACTGCCAAAGGTACTGGATGCGCACAAATAGAATACCTCATCAAAAATCAGCAAACCGCCTCACATGATCTATGGCGGTCAGGTCTATCTATCGCGAACGTGTGTACGGATGGGGACAAGGCCGCAGAGCTTATGTCTAGCAAGCACGAGGACTATAGCTTAGAAGCCACACTTCGTAAAATGGAAGACACGGGTGGGCCACACTTCTGCTCGACGTTTGCTATGCACAACCCTGAGCCGTGCGAAACATGTCCCAACAATGGCAAGATAACTACCCCTGCCACGCTAACAAAAGAGATAGCCGAAGCCGCGCCCGAAGATAATATACTAGAAGAAGAAGACGTAGACGGTATGACTAAGACTATCTCTATACCCACGTTTCCGAAGCCGTACTTCCGTGGGCAGAACGGTGGGGTTTATATACGCGGCGAGAACGCAGATGGCGACCCAGAAGAGGTATGTATATACCACCACGATTTTTACGTCACTCGTAGGTTACATGATGTAGAGCTAGGGGAAGTCATAGCGTTTGCACTTCACTTGCCAAGAGATGGGGTGCGGGATTTTATTGTGCCACTAGCTGCGGTTACTTCAAGGGAAGAGTTCCGTAAAAATATGTCTATGCACGGCGTCGTCACTTTTGGGAAGGATATAGATAAACTAATGACCTATACAGCGGCATGGATAAAAGAGCTACAGCAGACCACCACAGCTAGTGAAGCACACCAACAGTTTGGCTGGGTTGACGATACTAAGATGGATGAGTTTGTATTAGGCGATAGGTTGATAACCGCGCATGACGTGAAATATAACCCGCCCTCTGCAAAAACTTCGGGGTACATAGAGAAGTTTAAGCCCAAAGGTACGCAAGAACGTAGTAGCGAGATACTTGATTGGTACAATCGTGATGGTATGGAACTACATCAATTTACCGTGTGTGGTGGTTTCGGCACTATACTCATGCCACTAACAGGTTTGTACAGTCTAGGTATCCATTTGTTTGGGAAAACGGGCGCTGGTAAAACAACTGCTATGTACGCAGGTTCGTCTATATGGGGTGACCCATTTGGGCTAACGGGTACTACTGGAGATACACTCAACTCAAAAATGAACGCTGCGGAACTTATGCACAATCTGATGTTAAACACAGACGAGATGACAAACATTCTTGGTAAGCAAGCATCACAGTACGCGTATCAGTTATCTGAAGGGAAGCAGAAAAACAGGATGGCGGGTGGAGGAAACTACGAACGTGTTAGGGGCAAGCCTTGGAGATTGTTGGCTTTCTCTACGGGTAACACAAGTATGTACGCGCAAATGGCTATGTACAAAGGTGACACCAAAGCAGAAATGCAACGCCTATTAGAGCTTAGAACAGACGAGATGCCTCGTGTTGATGTTGACCCGCAAGAGGCAGAAGCACAGCTTACGGACGTACAGGTTAACTACGGGCACTTTGCACCTGTGTACGTGCAATACGTTATAAACAACAAAGAAAGAATAGCCGCACTATACAAAGACATTAAGGCGAAGCTGGATAAGAAAGCTGGGTTGAATAACGTCAACCGTTTCTGGTCTGGTGGTTGCGCGGTTATACTCACTGGGGCTTATATAGCTAAAGAAGTAGGCATAATAGATTATGATCTAAAGAAGTTATACCAATGGGTGGCGTCTATGTTGAGCGGTGTTAAGTCCTTTGTTGACGATAGCACTTCGTCTGTACAAACATTGGTCACCGAGTTTGCTACGGAGAACTGGAGCAACATCTTGAAGATAAAAAGTGTTGAGACTAACCGCAGTCCTGACGGCGTAACCCCTATGGTAATACCCGAACAGAACCCCCGCAATATGTTTGGTGCGCGGTTTGAAACAGATACGGGCATGTTCTATATTGTGCCCAAAGCCTTTAAAACGTGGCTGGGGGAGCAGAAGATAGATTACACAAGCACAGTAGAGGGTATGACGAAACAGATGGGAGCTACACGCGTGCAGATACGGTTAACAAAGGGTACTAACTTTAACCTCCCGCCTATACGCACTATAGCAGTGAAGTTAGAGGGGTTTGGCGTTGCACCAAAAGCCCCTTAAAATTGACGATATAAACCCTGACACTATTAAGATTATAATCCAGTGGGACGATATGGTTGTCGGTGCATCAGTGTTTGTACCCTGCGTGGATAACGTGAGGGCCAAAGAACAATTACTAGCAATAGCTACACGCAAAAAGTGGAGTGTAGAAATGCGGGTTAAAATAGAGAATAAAATATTTGGGGTTCGCATGTGGAGAACTGTGTGATATCTTACACATGACAAGTTTGGACATGCTTGTCGTTCTCCTACTGCCCCCGCCTTACCAGCGGGGGTTTTTTATTGTCCGTAATACTCGTCTATTAAATCTCGAGCCGCTTTTTTGTAGGTTATGCTAACTCCGCTAATCATCTCTTCAGACGTTTTAGCGTGTTGTTTTAAAGACCGATCTATAGATTTAGTAGTTATAGCAGCTTCTGGGTGTTTCTCGTTAAAGGCCGTTATATCTTCGCCGATATCATCTAACTCACTAAATCTACCATTGCGGGTAGCAATGTAATAGCGTTTGTGCAGGGCGCTTCGTTGTTTACCCACTGCTATGTCAATACCTTTAATGATACTCCGTTGCTCCATGGCAAACGTGTACTCAGTGGGGGGAAAACCTAAAAACTGCGCTGCAAGATTGCCAAAAGTCAAATCTTCAACGATAGGGTCTCCTCGCC